AGAAGCCGCGCCTCACGCACGGCGTTGCGCTCGCGCGGCGTGTAGCGGCACTCGTCATACAGCCGCGCGGGCAGGTTGCGCAGAACCCGCATAAGGGCGGCATATTTTCGTTTGCTGATCTTCATTATCCCAAAGACTTTATAAGTTTTTTCTCGCGGTCAGACAGCTCCCATACAATAGCTTTTTGTGAACACTTGGCCTTGGCCTCTGCTGCCTTGGCCTCTGCTGCCTTGGCCTCTGCTGCCTTGGCCTCGTTCAGCAAAAAAGCACCACCGTATATACCCTTATCCTGTTGTGCGTCTAATTTTTTTATCTGAACACATTCGTCTGCCATTACCCGGAACTCGACATGGCTTGCTATTTTCCCCAATAAGGCGGATGATACGACATTGTCGGGATACTGATACTTCGGCAATGACAATTTGTACCTTTGCTGGGCCTCGTCGATTTTTTTACTTAAAGTCGGCGCGGTCATGATGCGGCAATCCCCAAACAAGTTGCTGATGAATCCAGTATTAACCTTCGCCTTGTTGTCGTATTCAATGGTACAGTCAGCAACTATACATGTCCATTCTATGTTGGTAATACTGAATAAAGTTAAATGCGGTGCAAAAAGAAAGAACCGAATGCCATGCGCCATATAGAATCTCGCAATTTTCGATATTATCGAAAACGGAGGATTGTCGATAACTATGCAACCTTCAGGATAGTCGAAGTTTTCAAAATCACCACCGGGCCAAAACGGGCGAACTATCTCCCTCCCAGATATGTCGACAGCTTCCGCAACCCACCCCAATACGGCATCATATACCGCAGACGGAGTATAACAGTCGTCTGTCGTTTTCTTCGGCTCAAACTTCTTTACAAAAGCATCGTAATCGTCATGACGTCGTCGCGACGATGAGCGCTTCAGCGCTACTGAAGTATCGAACAATGTAGTTTGTGCAGGCTCTTTTTTATTCATAAGTTCATTCAAAAAATCGGGGCGGGAAACCCAAACAAAACCTGAAACCTATGGCTGAAAACCCGCCCCGTCACTCCGCACGCGGGCCTCACGGCAGGCGGCGGACGCTTTACTAACCTTGGGAAATATTGAGAATTATGGTCATGCGGCCGTTACAGGCGCCGCGCCCTGTGTTGGAGGCGGAGCCCCAAACCACTAAACTCTGAACTAACCCTAAAAATCACACGAAAAAGAGGCTCCGCCGTATCTTAACCCGCAACCAACTTGCGAATCATCTCGCCACCATAAGCGTCCTTCGTGAGGCGGATGAACTCGACAACCGAGTATGTGTCTTTTTCAAGGTCGATGCCCTTGTCGAGACAGAATGCCATCCGCCCCGCCTTGCAGCTGCCCGTAAGGACATGATGCCATGCGAACAACTCCTTTGCCGGATACTTCTTGCCGAAGTCGGGAAAGTGCTCCTTGAAAGCGGTGAGGCGTTCTTCCTCCGTACAATCGTCGTATAGCTTCTCCTGCAAGGCATCGAACGCCTCACGCATAGTCGCCCCATGAGCAAACACACCATTCTCCTTGACGACATAACACGGAGTGAGCGTGAGGTCGGACTGCAGGATGAAGCCCTCCGCGATATTTCCATGAATGTGATTCAGAATTGTCTGCACATCGTCTATTTGGTAGACGGGGCACTTCGAGACAGCCTGTATGCCATCGCCATCGCCATCGCCATCGCCATCGCCATCGCCATAGCCATAGCCATCGCCATCGCCATCGCCATCGCCATCGCCATAGCCATAGCCAGAGCCATCGCCATCGCCATAGCCATCGCCATCGCCAGAGCCATCGCCAGAGCCAGAGCCATCGCCAGAGCCATCGCCAGAGCCATCGTGGTCAGCGAATGTTAAAAACTCCTTGATTAAAGTCTCCATACGCGCACGCTTTCTATGGATTCAATCGCCTTTTCGGTGCAGGGAATGATCTCGATCGCATCGAGGATGGATATGAAGTCGACGGCGACCGTGAACTTACAATTAGCGGGTTTCACCGTTCCATCTACCGCCAACTGCGATATGCTGGCCGCGCCGTCCCAATACCACAGGCGGCGGCAGTCGGCCAGAACCACCTCCCGGCCATTACGCTCGCGCAGCGTGCCGAAAAATATCCCGCTTCGATCGCCGCGTACGATCACTCGCTTGCCGATAAAACCATAATCACTCATCGGGCCGATGCCCGCTTCCTCGTTTCGACCGCCTTGGGCCGAAGCATTAGCAATGTCTTTCATGTCGTTATTCGTTTTTTGTTAAACCATCTCTTGATCTATCTCTTTTGAGGGCCGCATCTATCTTGTCGATCTGCAGCACCCCTGCCGCCGCCACAAACCCCGCCGCCCACAGCGGGCTATCGCCTACGACTGCCGCCGCGAATATCAGCACCAGCGACAGGCCGTCCTTTATTCGTCTCTCCATGGTCATGCAATCTTGATGGTTTTATTGTTAAGGAACTTGTTTACGAAATAGATCTGCCCCTTGCCCGTGACCTTGGTGGTCGACGTGACGAGGACGGAACCGTCGGGCTTTGTGATCGAGGTCTTCTTCACCTCGAGCAGTCCCATATCGACAGCCCGCTGCGTCGGCTGGTTGTAATAATCGCCCCGCGAGCAGAGGTAGCCGTTGCGGCGCAGCCACTCGAAGAGGCGGTTCTGCCCGATGTCGACACCGTTCTGCCGCAGTATCTTCGCCAGCTCGCCTATGAGACACGAGTGCGCCGACGTGGCCACCGCATCCGCAAAGCGCGCCTTGGGCAGCATCGCCGCAGACGCGGCCTCCGCCTCCGCACGCAGGCGCCGTTCGTTCTTGAGCCCCTCGAGCAGGCGGATGGCCGTATCGGGATCGGCTATCATGCGCTCGAGCGTAGCCTCGGTGGCATATATGCCGTGACGGCGTATCGCCGGAAGAACCTCATCGCACACCCAGTCTTGGAACTGCTCCGCCTGCGGCAGCTTCGACCGCATCACCAGTCGGTAGACATCCGATTCGGGGATGTACGATATGGCCTGTACACCGCTTGCCGTGGGGGGTGTCGCATTTCGCGACACCCTTGCAATGCTTCGCTATGGCGTCGCGCGGGTTCGCGTAACCCAGCGCACGGGCAATATCTCCTGCAGCAAACATCGGCCTGCCGCCTATGTCGGCCACGCGCACCTCGCCAAAGGCCTGATTCCTGAATATCCGTAGATCCATATTGATGCTTTTTTGTATGTTTTCGCTACTTGTTCTTCCCGTATCCGTCTCCCAGCTGCTCGCTGATCCAATCCCGCGAATGCAGCCATGCGTTGAATGCCCTCCGTTCGGGCGCTACACGTCGTTTCGCCATTTTACATCTCCATCAGCTCCGCATCGTCGCGGCGGCGTGTACGCCGCATACGCCGACACATCATATCATCGTCGGCACCCATGGCCACATGGAAGCAGAAAAGCGCCAGCAGGCCCGCGGCCCCTATGCGGCGGCGCAACTCCGACAGGTCGATGCCGCAGTTCAGCGAGAGGAACCACGCCACCAAAGCGTTCGTCGAGCGGCGGATGCCCGTCTTCTCGTAGATGTTCTGCGTGTGGCGCACCACCGTGTGGTACGATATGCCCGCACGCTGGGCGATCTCCTTGCCGATCAGTCCCTCGACATATCCCATGGCGATACGTGTCTCCGCCGTTGTCAATATAGCATCACTCTTCAGTTCCATAACTCACTACATGTCGTTATATCAATCTCCCAACGGGTCGCTGACTCCGTAGCGCGCGAAGATCGCCTCTATGGCCTTGGCCTTGCACACGTCGAGCAGACGTTTGCCGTCACGGTAGCCCGCGAATGACTGGCGTGTCGTCACGCCCAGCTCCGCCGCCACGGCAGCCTTCACCGGTGCGACATCCTTGACCTTCAACTCCCGCAATCCGCGGCGAAATGACCTTGTCGTCGTACTTACGTCCATTATCTCTCTTTTTTGTTCGTATCCGTTTCCTGTGGCAGCTCGTAGAGCCGGTAGTTGAGCGACTCCTTCGCCGTCAGCCGCCCCGTCGCCACCAGATGGTCGAGCCGCTTTTCAAGGGCGTTCAACTCATGCGAAGCACTGTTCACCAGCTTCGTCGCCAGCGACGGCGATAGGTTCATGATAACCTCTCGCTCGTCGTGGAAAAACTTGGCAACGGCAGCATCCCGCATTCCAACAACCTCACTCAACAACTCACCGCTGCGGGCATAGTATATGCCGAGCTGGTCAAGGCGTCCTAACATGGCATTAATGTCGGAATCATTCAGACACTCCAGCAGATTCTGAATGTCCGCCGCCTCGCGTCTTATTTGCTCTATTCTGGTCATGGCGTTTGCTCATTTTCTTGTATAAAAGCCTCGCTTTTCTCATTGCCTCCTTGAATCGACGCGATTCCGCGTCGCAAGAGGTGATGTCTCGGAGTATTCGATATACCGTGTCATACTCGCATGGATTTATCCTATACATATGCGAATAATCTTGTCGGTTATCTGCTCCTTGATCCGTTCGGCCTTGTCGAGAGCATCTCTTATCCTGTATATAAATTCTTCATCTCGATTAACACGCAGTATCTTCAAGGAAAATTCAGACCTAATGCATCGCGGATCATATGATATGAAGTCGCACCATCCTCGGCCAGTTACAAGCAGGTTACCTTGAATCTGCGTGTAGTATTCAGGCTTTAGCTTAAAAAGCTCATCCTGATTTTCGAGAAGTAAATATTTGACGTGGTTGGCTGTGGTGTACGGGCACTTTATTTCGATTATTCCGTCATTATCTACCAACCCGTCAGGGCTGCCTCCGAAAATCTTTGACCACTCGATAAAACCGCATAAATCCACCTGCCGACCTGTTACCGTTTCGTAGGCAAGTCTCGCTTCCGCCTCGTATGTCTCACCCCACTTCAATGCCTTGGTGTCAAGGCTGTCGTCATAGCGGCCTGTCAAGTCCTCGGCCAGCTTCTCGAAGATATACTCCTCCATCGTCTTGGAGGGTTTGCCTGCCTCTTGGTCCTGCTTTGACTTCGGCTTCGTCAGGAGCTTGTACAGCTCCGACGAAGTGAAGTGAAACAAACGGTCGTTGAACCATTCGGGGGTGCCTTGATATATATTGCGTCTATCCATAGCTTATTTATTCTTCGGGGAAAAGTTTTGTTGAATGATCGGGCCGAGCTTCTGCCGCTGCCGCCTTTTCCACCGCAGCGGCAATGTCGGCGGCGGCCTTGCTCTTGGTCAGCTGCTCGCGGAAGTAGTCCGCTTCCTCCTTGCTGATCTGGCCACGGAGCAATGCCGTGTTGATGTCCGAATCGGATTGCAGCTTCGAGGCATCGAACGGCTGCGCCTGCGGCTTGTTAGTCACGTCCTCATACGGGACATCTACCACGTCGTTCAATTCCTCGACGGTCTGCATACCCATAGAGATTTCAGGTGCATAGGTGCGCTGGAAGAACGCGGCAGCACGGTATTGCAGCATCAGTTCCGGCATGGTCTTCCACTTCGATCCTGACTTGCTGTACCAACCCTCGTCTTTGGCCATCTGCATCGATACCCATGCTCCGTGCAGCGGCGTGTTGGTCGTCTTGTCAATGGCCCACGCGCGGCATCTCCATTTGTCCATATCCCCTTCGTTTTCCTGTTCGTAGCGAATAGGGGAGAAACGACCGCACGTGTTGAGCGCGGCGATCAGGAATTTCGATGACCATCCGACATTGCCATATACAACGTAGAGGTTCTGCATGACCTGTAGGGGCGACATACCGATACGGTTGGCCATCTCCAGTGCTATTATGCAGTTGGCAACGGCTTCGGCTGTCTTGGCCTTCTGATATTGAATCGGGACGATCGTTGATGACGCAAGAGCCTGCGCCATACGTTGCGCCTGCTCGAAATTCTCCTGCGATGAGAATACCAGCATCGTGTCTACCTTCTGCGGAGACACGGGTGCCAGCTGCGTAGATTGCTGTTGGTTTTTGTTCTCTTCCATAATGTTGTATGTTAAATGATAAAATCTTTCAATCTGTCGAACTTCATGTCGTTGGGAATCTCGTCGCCGGTCTCGGATTGTGAGGTGTGCATTTCGACCCATACGGGAACAATGTCCGTGATCTCATGCCATTCTCCATCGGGTGCCGTTACGAGCTGCCAATACAGTATGGCCGATACGTCGAGATTGTATGTTATGTCGCCGGCCTCGTACTCGAATTTTTTTGAGATATAATCTTCGTAATCAATGCTGACATGATCGACTATCATTTGCGCCAGCTCGGCATAAATATCGTCGGCAATGTGCAGTATATTAGGCCGGGCGACGGTATTGCAATCTTCGACGATCTGCGCCTCTTCAACCTTAATGCGTGCTTTGCGTTTATCGCTCCAGTTGTTCATAGCGGATTGTATTACTCCATAAGGCACGCCGTCTATAATCATTACTGGCATAGGTCTCATCGCTTTATATTGCTTTTTGACGATTGGAAATCAAACGCTCGGCCTTTGTATAGTAGCAGAGCTGCGGCCACTAACCAAATGAACAGTACAACGGGGCTTGATTCGCCCATGCCGGCCATCATAAGCAACATCGTAAGCCCTGCACCGGCGCATACGTTCTGAAATCGTGTTTTCATAGCGGTGTGGTTTTAGCGGTTTTGGATTTTCTTCTGTATCAACAGTTGCTCGATCTGTCCGTTGTAACTCTGGAAGAACTCGGTTACGGCACGGCCTACGGCCATAAGAGGGTGACGCTCGTCGTATGTTCGGACGATGCTCATGCTTTGCTGCGACAATCTGGCTGTCGCATACATGGACACGAGATAGGTCTCCGGCTTGTCGGAGATCGGCGCGTCGAATAGCTGCCGTCTGCGCAGATATGTGTATTTTGCGGGAATAGCCTGTTTCGTAGGCTGTACGTTCACAGATGACGCCTCTTGCGTCTGCTGCAAATCTTCGACACTGGTTCGCATTGTAGGTCAAAAATTTGTTAATGTAGTAGGTATAAAAAGAGGGCGCAGCCTCTTGTTTTGCGAACCAGTCACGACTACACGAAGTAGAAGTGCTACGAGACTACGCCCAATTAAATTTGAGCAACTTATATGTTCAGGTAGTCGTGCAGTACGACTGGTTCGCATTGCAAATATAGCAAATCATTTTGAATCTGCAAAAATTATTTGGTTGTTTTTCTGAAATAATATAGAGTATTCTTATATGCACTTCGTTTGCATTGTGAAAATATTTATAACTGTTGCGCCGTGTTTATAAGAACGTTATATTTGCAATGGATTTAAGAGATGAAGTACAAACATCATCCTTTCAAAACACCCAAGAACCTGCTAAAGTTCTAAAAATCCCGGTATCCTACTACCGGGATTTATCTTGCGGTAGGACGCAAGATTGAAGCCGAAAGGCAAAAAGAAAGGAGGTGTTTATATGCAGTCTCTTAAATCCGAAAACGGAAAGTTGTATAAACTGGTTTTCTGCAAGTACATTCGCAAGAATGGGAAGGTGATCCGTCCGAAGAAAGCCAAGGCTTTCAGAATATGGGTGCCAGCAGATAGCGCAGCTTAATACGCTTCCGTCGTGGAGTGGTAGGACACTCCACATTTTTACATCAAGTTCATCGCCATTTTCTGCGACCATTCACACGCCTTCTTGAATTTCTCCACATAATCTGGAGTGGCTTTCTCCTTGGGAGCCAATACAACAGTATTTCTGTCTATTCGTACAGGCACAACCTCGCGGCCTCGGTGATCTTTTGGATATTTCATAGTCTTGTGGGATTTGTTGTTGAACCGCGGGGACTCGAACCCCGAATTTCAGAACCAAAGTCTGACGTGTTACCATTACACCACGGTTCAAGGTGCGGGTCTTTCCCCGCCGTCAGCATTTCCCAAAAATTACCTCTAAATTTTACGAGTGCAGGTTTTGTCTAAAACGCGCAAGTCAATTAAGACACGGCCTTGCGCGTCAAGATTTTTGGGCGTACCCTTCGGCCTGCCAGCCGAAACGTTTATGAGGCACTCAACCGAAAGGCGAGATTCGCCTTGCCGCTCTCCCGGTCGGGATTGAATGAGCGGATTATGATTGCGGACCTTCTCGGTTGGCAATCATTAAGGTAAACTGTTTTGATGCGTCTGAAGCTGGCATCATGTAATATTCGTTGAATTGTGTCGCCCGCCCCGATCTTGTTACGTCGCTGCATTTCCTTGCGCAAATAATGTATCCCTTTTTTCGCAAGCGGCTGACTATGCGGCGCAGTTCGGTCGTTTCAAATATGCGGGATGCTTTCTGTACTGTTAGCCGCCCGCCTTTAATCAGATATGCGAGAATCTCCCGCTGTGGACCGTGTGCCATATCTTAAATTTTATTAGAGTTTCAAAAAAAAGCCCGTGCCCAACTCAACTAACCCAAAACTCAAAATGAAAGAAAACAACGACACGGGCATAGAGCCATGACGGGGACATTCAACCCCGCCATGACAAATCATGCGTTTATTTTTCCCGGTGGCCCTCGCTGCTCATATCATCGCAGCTACGGAACCCGTGCCAGTCCTTCGCGCATTTCGGCTATTTGCTTACTCGCGGCGGAATCTTCAAAGCGTCCGCACGCCCTGCGTTTACGTCGCCAGCGTTGGTCGGAATGGTATCGGCTCCGACTGCCGAATCGCTTTCTGTTTTGCGACTGGGGTTATTGCCAGCGATCAAACCCCTCACCTCGTCGGGTGGCTATTTGAGGGTGATCCGGGAGTCGAACCCGGTAATGTGGCCAGAACGTGGAAAGTCTTTGTGCATACTCCGCTCGCCCCTATCCGTTTAGGACGCTATATCACCCCGCCGTCGTTACTCTTTCGCTTTCTCCACCTTGATAGAATCATCCGCCACTACTATACGGTTCTCATAAACATAGCGAGCGATGCTTTGATCTTTCACCTTGCATTCGATGGTTTACGTTCGGATAATCATCGTCGAGGTGTGGCAGCTCATGGCGTTGATCGTCGAGGTGTCCCAGCTCGTGGCGTTGATCGTCGAGGTGTGGCAGCTCATGGCGTTGATCGTCGAGGTGTCCCAGCTCTCGGCGTTGATCGTCGAGGTGTCCCAGCTCGTGGCGTTGATCGTCGAGGAGTCCCAGCTCTCGGCGTTGATCGTCGAGGAGTCCCAGCTCTCGGCGTTGATCGTCGAGGTGTCCCAGCTCGTGGCGTTGATCGTCGAGGAGTGGCAGCTCATGGCGTTGATCTCTCCCTCCGTCGCCAGCAGATAGCCTATTCCTTCTCGAATCTCTACGTCCTGATTGACCCATATCTGATGCGCGGCGAACTGCTCTCGATTGGCCATAATCACATCGGCAAAGTCTCGTGACTTGGCGCACCACCAAAAATTGTCCTTGACAACCGCGATAACCTCTTCGATTGTCTCTGCGGCGTACAATCTGCCATACTCATCTTTGCAGGCTCCGTTCTTCTTTCCGAAGGCCAAAAGGTCGGCCTTGATCTTTTCGTAGTTGGTGTTCATGGGTGTATGAATTGAATGTGTATGTGCTATAACTTACCCTCCATTTTCAGAATGAACTCGGCCATCGAATTGACGCCCTCGCGCTCGAAAGCGTCCCGCTTGTTCGTGTCTACCGTTTCGGGCGATATGCCCAGCTTCTCTCCCACAAGTTGCCGTATCTGCTGCGGTTCAAATCCCATCCTCATGTAGTGGATGCACCATTTCATCGTCTCCTGCTGCCGCTTCGTCATGTTGGTCTTGAAATTCCCGCAGCACACTACGCCCCGATACTTGCAGAACAGCGACGGACAGTTTGCCGTCTCGAAGTTGAAGTCCCCGTCCTCGTCGATGTCCATCTTTTCGTCCGCACCGCCGCAGTTGCACGACAGGAATGCGCTCACAATGTCGTGACGGTGTTTGCGGACGTCGGCCCGGCTCTTGCTGTATTCTTTATCAAGAGCCGCATACGCTTCGGGGTATTCGGTCTTGATCTTCTCTTCGAGGATCACCACGATCGGGTCTTTCTCGGTCAGCTTCACGAATCCGCCGCCTGCCTGCTGGTAGATGATCGAACGGTCTTGCGTCCGCTGGAACTCGATGTTTTGAAGTTTGTAGGCCATAGTGAAGACGTGTTAGTTATTAGCACCGCGATAGGGGAAATCTTCGGGGAACAGTTCGTCGCCCGTGAGCGTGCATCCGGCGTATTTCTTCAGAGCGTCAGATACTACTTTGCGCTCTGCGGGAGTTGTAGGCCGTACCTCGCCGCGCAGCCAGCGGAGCGACGTTCCGATGCTCTTCTCTGTTCGCACCTTTATATAATCCATCACCTCTCTTTTCGTTCGTTTAGAGAGTGGTGCGTAATACCTGTGTGCGGGTAGAACCGGATGAATCGCGGCCTTTTTGTTTGCATTATTCATTTTAAAAACATATTTTTGATATGTGATTTAAGACCACAATGCAAATATATAGAAAATCTAATTACAACTATCAATAATGAATAGATTTTTTTATAATTATTATTTATGATATTTAGATATTCTATAAATACATTGATCTTATGGGGGTTAAGGAAAGAATAATTCAATATGCGGATTTGAAAGGGATCAGCAAAAGGGCTTTTGGATTAAAAATAGGAGCCTCTGGTTCTTTTGTAAGTAATATTAGTAACAGCATAGGCCCCGATAAGATTAATATGATCAGGCAGGTATATCCCGACCTGAATATTGCGTGGTTGTTGTCAGGAGAAGGCAATATGCTCAAAGAGGCTCAATCTGGCGAAGAAAGCAGTGCGTCTCAAGAAATAAGCTCCGGGAAAGTTATTCCATACTTTGACGCTGAAGTTGCCGCCGGAGCACAATACGGCATGGAAATGACGCCAGCAGCGCCGGCCGGATGGATCGAGATCGGAGGCATATTAAAGGATAGCGAGTTTGCGATGCGAGTATATGGCAATTCGATGGTTCCAAACTATCCGGCAGGATGTGTAATCGGATTGCGGAGATATACCGAAAATTTCATCGAGCCGGGAACCGTGTATGTAATCGAAACGGCCGAAAACCGCTTCCTGAAACGGCTCTATTACAACGACGATAAAACCGCATTTAGCTGCATCAGCGACAACCACATGAAACATGAAAGCGGGCCCCGTGAAGGGAAATATTTTTATCCCGAGTTCGAGATTCCGCTTGAAGATGTGAAAAGGCTGTTCAGGGTAACAGGTGTTATTAAACGGAATATTATGTAAAACCTATGCGATATGGACTTCAAGGATTCTATCATGATGCTGGCCGACAAGGTGGTGAAGATGAAGGACAACATCAAAACGGAAGAGGCAACGAAGACGTCTTTTGTCTTGCCTTTCATCCAAACGCTCGGATATGATATTTTTAACCCGATGGAGGTAACGCCCGAGTGCGATTGCGACTACGGCACCAAGAAGGGCGAGAAGATAGATTACACCGTATTCCTCGACGGCAATCCGATCATGCTCATCGAATGCAAGCACTGGTCGGCGGATTTGGACAAGTACCAAGCCCAGCTGTTCCGCTATTACCATGTCTCAAAGGCGAAGTTCGGCGTTTTGACCAACGGAATCGTATATAGGTTCTTTGCCGACCTTGACGAACCGAACAAGATGGATGAAAGGCCGTTCTTCGAGATAAACCTGCTCGACCTGAAGGATAGCCACATAGACAAGCTGAAACAGTTTTGTCGCAGCCAGTACGACACGGCCGTTATACTCAACTCCGCCACGGAGATGAAATACACGAATGCGATCCGATCCTATATTGTGGCACAAAGCACAGAACCCTCGGATGAATTTGTCAAATTCCTGACAAAGCAGGTTTATAACGGGATGGTTACCCGCAATGTAATAGACGATTTTCGTCCCATGATTCAACGTGCTTTTCAGTTATATACGAACGACTATGTAAATGACAGGCTGAAATCCGCAATAACGCCCGATATACCTGCCGTAAATGTTGCAAAGGAACCACAGCAGGAGCCGGAAGAAGAAAGCGAGGAAAACAAGATAGTTACTACAGAAGAAGAATTGCAGGGATTCTATATCGTTCGGGCTATCCTTTGCAATACGGTTGATCTTAATCGCATTGTCAGCAGGGATGCTCAAAGCTATTTCGCTATCCTGTTCGACGATAACAACCGCAAGCCGGTATGTCGTCTGCATTTTAACGGAGGCAAGAAATACGTCGAGACTTTCGACGAAAACAAGGCTGGGACAAAGCATTTGATCGAATCGTTGAACGATATATACAAGTTATCCGACCTACTTATTTCAGTAGTTCAATTTTACATAAAATAAAAATAGTATTTATGAGTGATCAGGTTATATATTGCCCAAAATGCCATTCAACCAATCTGCATATTGACAAAAAAGGGTTTAGTGGAGGCAAAGCTTTAGCAGGTGCCATTACATTTGGAATGATAGGTGCGCTTGCGGGAACAATAGGCAGTAATAATATTGAAATAACTTGCTTAAATTGTGGCCATAAATTTAATCCTGTAAAAGAAGCTAAACGGGAACAACAAGATAAAGCCATAGAAGAAATGTCTGAAAACAATCCTGTAGGATTAATTATTGCACTATTGGGAAGTTCACTTGCGGTAATGCTACTATTTGTTTCTGGAGTATCAATCTGGTGGTCAGTAGTCATATTTTTAGCGGCTATTGTTATTCCTGTATTTACAGCAAAAAAATAATCGCATATCAAAATGAAGAAGGCCGGGGATTGCTCCTCGGCCTTCTTCATTCATTCTCGAACATCATCCGGGAATAATAAGGATAGCTGTTGGTGCGGCTTCGGGAAAGCCGTATCCAAAAGCTGCATAAATTTTGCCCAGTCATATCCTGACGCTCGACCGAGGGCTTCAACGGCAGCCAAATGTTCTTTCAATTTTGGACGGCCTATTTCTTCAGTCAAATGTTGGTGATGTCTTTCTTTTCTTGCTCCCTTTTCATTTTTGGGATTTGCCCGCTCCAGTTCCGACAATACTGCTGGGCCAATACGTTCGTACACGATGTCGTTGATCCATGTACCTACAACACCGGGACGCTTGTGTGTCATAGTCCAATTCCATCCGTGCATTCGATATATCATTTCAAAGAATGAATCGTTGAATGTCTTGACCCACTTGCTGGCCTCCTCCGATATGAATTGAGACAAGAATTTCTGCAGCTCGTCTTTAGCTCTGTTCTTGTCTTCCTGATAGCCGGTAGCTTCATCGACAAGGGCTATGATTCCAACCTTTGCAACAGCTCTGATGATTATATCGGCGTTGCGCACTATTTCGTCATTATTAAAAACGCCGGCACGATTTGCATCAATTACGGCTGAACATATATCAACAAGTAATGTTACTTCATATCCGTTAGCACTTGATTGCGAGCCTCCTGCGTCTATTCTTTGAAACTTTATAGGCGATGAAAGACGATTTATAATACTATCATCCCCGGCATTCATATAATCGGAAACGCCATCCATGTTGCAAAAACTTCGCATCCATTGGCCGCTCTTGCTTTCATATCCTATCGCTTTCTGCAATCCTCTGCCCGAGAATACTCGCGTCCCGTCTTCCAAAACATAGCACGGAATCTCTAAATTTCCAAGTTTCAATGGCGTCTTTTCAGAGCCATAAATAGCCTTTAAAATCTTTGTCATATTATTGCTCAAATTTTATTTTAATCGACTTCCCGCAATGCGGACAGCGGCCTTATTTCCGGTGTTTGATCTCCGCTTCCAACTCCTTCAACTGCTCCATATCCTCCCGGTCGGCTTCGATAGCGTCCCTGCGTTTTCTGCGAGCATTGAACTCTTCATAAACCCGGTAGGCGAATGCGTCTTTATGCTCTTTGCGAACGGAACCGGCATTTGGTAGAAGAGGCTGATCGTTAGATACCAATATTTTATCTACATTTTCCCTCCAGAATCCCATCGTAAGGTCTTTCCGGTTCTTTGCTCTGAACTCGGCCGTTTCGAGGAAGATCACAACCAACCGATTCAAAGAGTCGAGTTCGTCGTGCGTCAGGTAGTTTTTGGCGATAATAACGTCCTGCTTGCGGACTACGGCTCCCTTCCATGAGGTAAGTCCCATATTGGGGGCGTCAGCATCAGCACGCAGCATCACGATCTCCGCGGATGTGTGCCCCGTTATGGCATAGAGGAGTTTATTTTGCGTTTCGGCATAGAACATCTGCGTAGCCTTGTCCGTTGGGTCGTAATCGCTGCTCAATGCAAACAGATCGCGCACCTTCTGATAAAATCGTTTCTCCGAGGCCCGTATATACCGAATGCGATCCAATAACTCGTCGAAATAGTCGGGTCGTCCGTCCGGATTTTTCAGACGCTCGTCGTCAATAACGAACCCTTTGCGGAGGTATTCGGTGAGATTGCGGTTTGCCCATTGGCGGAATTGCACACCACGGATGGACCGGACGCGGAACCCTATTGCCAAAATCATCTCCAACGAGTAGAATTTGACCTGATAGGGTTTGCCATCTGCAGCAGTTGTTAAGTAATTCTTAATAACTGAATTTCTGTCTAATTCGTTTTCTTTTAGTATGTTACTTATGTGTTGGCTGATGTTGGGGACAGAGGTGGCAAAGAGTTCGGCAATCTGCGTTTGATTGAGCCAAACCGAGCCGTCACGGGCCAACAGGGAAACGCGGCTTTTCCCATCCACCGAATTGTATAGTATCAACTCTTGTTCCATGATTATTCCTTTTCTCTGATCTCCAATACCGCTCCGCAATGCGGGCAAGTGATCGTATTGGTCGGCTGCGGGGCGAACAGCTCCGGAACCGTAACCCCAAGGGCAGCGGCAATACGTTCCAGCAAATCCAAAGACGGCGATGTTTTACCGTTGGCGATATTAGACATATTTGGCTGCGTGATTCCGACTAATTCTGCAAGTTTGGTAATCGAAACCCCTTGCGATTTGCTTATCTCTTTAATTCGCAACTGCATTGTCTATTAAATTGAATTTATATTGTATGCAAATATAGTCATTATTTATGTATGCGATATAAAAACATGAAAAATATTCTCAAAAAAGATATAAAATATTTGGTAACTATATTTTAATACAGTATATTTGCATCGTAATCATAACGCAAAACGATATAAACAACCATGACAACAGAAATCAATAACGAGCTGCTGAACCTTGCAAGACTGGCCGCCGACTATATTACGAAACTGAACGGCGAGAGCGACACGTTCGAGGTCGAGACCGAGAACTTCACGGCCTGCATCAAATACGAGGCAGAGTATAAGATGGTGAGAGGTGGTGACAGTTATTGCGGCATTTGGGAGATGGTCCCCGAGTTGGTAAGTGAACAGACAACCGTCGAGGCTGTTTTCAACGACGACAGCGAGGACAAAGAGGCCGCCGAGTTTCTGCAAAAGATGTTGAACTAATCAAAATATGACTATGAAAACGACCGACCTTTCAACCATCATGCGCCTTGCGTGGCAGTTCTACCGCACGACCCGCCGGGCCTTTGCCGAGTGTCTGAAGCTCGCTTGGCGAAACTTCAACCTCGTGCGTCGTATGCACACCGAGGTAGTGCGATTCTACTTTCGCAAGGTAGACGGCACCCTGCGTGAGGCGTGGGGCACGCTGCGCAGCGACCTCGTGCCGCCAACCAAGGACAACGACACTCGCAAGAAGAACGACACCGTGCAGGTGTATTTCGACACCGAGAAGAACGAGTGGCGGTGTTTCAAGCGGCTGAACCTCGAAACGATATAACCATCTCTCAACATCCTCTGGACTTAAGGTGGCACACCGGACAAGATGCCCCCGGCGGTAATTCGGCCGCCGGGGTTTTGAGAAGAGGCATTACATATTTATGTGATAAATGGATTATTTCGCTCATTCCATATTTTATTTACAGATTTTTGGATAATGTGCCGACCGTGTGCACCTTTGCTATTGACCTGTGATGGTACAGGCCACGGATTCCGACGAAAGACATGGCAGATGGCAAAGGGCTAACAATCAAACAAGAAAAGTTTTGCAACAAATACCTCGAATGCGGCAACGCTTCCGAGGCGTATCGCTATGCCTACAATACAAGCCGGATGAGCGAAGATACTATCTGCAACAGCGCTTACAAGTTATTGCAAAACGGCGAGATTACGGCGAGGATAGCTTATTTGAAGGATCACCTTGCCGAGGCCGCCGGAATATCAGCCCTTCAGATCATCCGCGAACATCAGAAGATCGCCTTTTCCGATGCAACGAAGATTCGCACCGGCTGGATGTCCTTGAAGGACTTTGACGCGCTGACCCCCGAAGAAAGAGCCTGCATCAAATCGGTAGAGACCAAGCAGACGAAGCGGGTAACGCCTATGGGCGACGACGTGATCGACGAGGTGGTGAAGATCACCTGCTATGACAAGCAGAAGGCTCTCGACAGTATCGTGAACATGCTCGGCTACAATGCGCCGGAGCGGAAGGAGGTGACCGGCAAGGACGGCGCCCCGATCGAGCTTTCGACGAAGGTGGACTATTCGCAGCTGTCGGACGATGACCTCCGGCAGGCTCTTGCTCTGATTCAAAAGGCCGCCGATGGTAAATCCCATAAATAAGCTGGTCGCCGATCGGCTCCCGATCGAATGCGAGATGTTCCGACGAGGGATATTCGACTTCATCACCACGTCGGAGAAGGGAAAGCACGTCCGGCAGGAGCAGGCCTTGCAGATTCTGACCGACAGCGAACACACGGAGTTTCTGTACGGCGGTGCGGCCGGTGGCGCCAAATCGTGGACGGGCTGTTCGTGGCTCGTGTTCATGTGCCTTTACTATCCTGGCACGAAGTGGTTTATCGGCCGAGAGGAATTGAAGCGACTGCGCGAATCGACGCTGATAACTTTCTTCAAGGTATGCAGCCAATATGGCATCGAACGGGACAAGGATTTCCGATACAACGGGCAGGATCACTATATCCAGCTCAGCAATGGCAGCCGCATCGACCTGCTCGACCTGCGCTATCTGCCTTCCGACCCTCTTTACGAACGCTACGGTTCCGTGGAATACACCGGCGGCTGGATCGAGGAGGGCGGAGAAGTGCACTTCGGCGCATACGACACTCTGAAAACACGTATCGGTCGCCACATGAACGACAAGTACGGTATTCTCCGAAAATTGTTTATCACCTGCAACCCAAAGAAGAACTGGATGTATGCAACGTTTTATAAGCCCGCAAAGGCCGGAATGCTTCCGAAATATCAAGTCTATATCCCGGCGTTGGTGCAGGATAATCCATTTATCGAGAAGGATTATATCGAGGCACTAAAATCAACAACCGACAAGGTGAAGAAAGAACGCCTGCTGTTCGGCAACTGGGACTACGACGACAACCCAAACGCCTTGTGTTCATACGACAATATCCGGGAGATATTTTTTCCAAAAATCAAGGCGAAGACGGGCATCAAGTATATCACGGCCGATATTGCACGCTATGGCTCCGACCGCGCCCGAATCCTTGTGTGGGACGGATGGTGTGTCATTGAGCAGGTATCGTTTGACAAAAGCGCAACGACGCAGATTGCCGCCTGCATCGAAAGCCTTGCAGCCAAGCACAACATTCCGCGATACCGGATTATTGCGGATGAGGACGGCGTGGGTGGCGGCGTGGTCGATATGTGCCGCATTGTTGGGTTTGTGAATAATGCCGCCTGCTTTAATGGCGAGAATTACTCCAATCTGCAAACACAATGCTGCTACAAACTATCCGAGAAGATCAACGCTTTCGGAATATCCATCGTCTGCGAGCTATCCGAAGATCAGAAAGATGAGATAACAGAGGAACTGGAGCAACTTCAGACGTGGAACGTGGATAACGACCGCAAGTTGTTTGTAAAGCCAAAGGAAGAAATTAAACAGGATATTGGGCGGTCTCCCGACTGGCGCGATACGCTGCTTATGCGTGTTTATTTTGACTACAAGACAGTGCGCCCAGTATCAAAGGATGATTTAGGACTTTTTTGACAATAAATAACAATACATATGGCAGTAGTAGAACAGATTGCAACCGTGCTGCGAAACCGTCTGAATGCTGCACTTGGGCGCAAGCAGAAGCTCGTAGAACTCGTTGAAAGCGGAGACATAGCCCGCCTTATGGGAAAGCTCGATTCCCAGCGGGAAAAAGTTGATGTTGCGCTCAAGCAATACAACAACAAGACACACGCTATCATGTCTCGTGCGGAGGATGTGGAGAAACAAAAGAATGGCAGAAAGAGGGCCAGACTGCCGATTCCTTATCCTAAAGTTATAAACAGGCAGGCTACGGCTTTTCTTTTTGGCGGCCCCGTACAATTCACGGATATATCGGATGTCGACTATGTAAGAGATGATAACGAAGAATTGCAGGCTATAAGTGTGGCTAAAGACGCATTTGCGTATTTCAAAGACATACTCGACACTACGCGGTTCGATTCAAACATGAGGGACTGCAAAACCCGTGCAGGCTCGGAGACTATAAGCGCAAAACTGTATCATATATATCTCGGTGAGGACAATGAGTTGCACGTAATAGTAAAGGTATTGGCCAAGTCTCTCGGCGACGACTTGTATTATAAATTCGACGATTATGGTCGCCTTATCATGTTCGGACGATATTTTACTATTGACGACGAGGAAGGCAACGACGAAATACATTTCGATCTATATACTTCCGAATATATATACCGATGCACACAGCGTTCTATTGGTTGGGAGGTAGAGCCGGAAATCAATATTGTGAAGATGATACCTGTAATGCTGTATCAAGAGGATACGACGGAGTGGGATGACGTACAAGAGTTGATTGAAAGGCGCGAATCCATACAATCAGACGATGCCGATATGAATGATTACTTTTCAAGTCCCAAAGTTGTAGCTAATGGGCTTATGGAAGGCGCTATCAAGCCTAACGACCCAGCGCAGATCATTCAAACGGAAAATGGCGGCGATGTAAAATACCTCACTTACGACACAGCGCCAGAAAATCGAAAAAGGGAGTGCGATACGCTTGAATCGTTTATTTACGGCATGACCTATTCGGTAAACCCATCGTCGGATGTTATCAAGGAGATGAAAATACCCAGCGGCGTTTCGTGGGAATATATGTTTATGTTCCCGATGCTGAAGGCAAAGGATAAGCAGGACTATTACGGAGCCATGATAGACCGCGAAATAAACCTTGTAAAAGCTATCGTAGGTGTTCTTTATCCGGAGGTTATTAGCAACGGACAAATTGAGCGGCTCAAAGTGGGATACCAATTCTCTACGCCTATGCCTAACAATATCCAAAATACTCTGGATAATATTCAAAAATCAAAAGACATGGGAACTATGAGCCAAGAGACCGCTGTATATCAAAACCCGCTTATAAAAGACCCGAAAACAGAAATAGAGCGTCTGCGGAATGAAGAGGCAGAAAGGAAGACGAATAATATTTTTGATCCTACGGTATAATGGCTCGTATAGCTGTCGAAAAGTGGAATAACGACCACATAAAGCACGTCAATTATTATCTGTCGCAGATAAATGATCTGTATGATGACGCCATAGACGAACTTGTGCGGCTGGGCATGACGTACGGATATTCAGTTGATGCCGGAAATTTGTTCCAATTCAGCGCAAATAAAAGCAAGGAGCAGGCTGCAGATGTCGCTATTTCTACATTCAAAGATCGGCTCAAAACCATAGTAACAGCTGGAATAGCGTCGGAATGGACTTTTGCCAACGAGAAGGTCGATTCGTGGGTCAAGGAACTTTTCTCCGACCCGAAAGATGGCTATTTGCTGCACAACCTCGATGCGCTGGATGCCTTTGCCAAACGGACGTCATACGGGCACACGCTGTCGGGGCGCGTATGGAATATCACGCGGCAATTTCAACAGCAAATCGAGCTATCACTCTCTGTGGGCATCAGCGAGGGACGCAGCGCGGCGAAGATCAGCCAAGACGTGCGGGCATACCTTAATGATCCGGACAAACTATTTCGACGCGTGCGCAATATATTCGGAGAAAAGGTACTATCGAAGAAGGGAATGTCGTACCACCCCGGGCAGGGTGTTTACAGATCATCGTATCAGAATGCGATGCGTATGGCCCGCACGGAGATCAATTCGGCGTACATGGAGGCGGATTATATTCGCTGGCAGCAGCTCGACTTCATTGTCGGCTACGAAGTCAAGACTTCCAAGACGCACTCCAAATGGCTGGCGAAGTTCTGGTATCCACGATTCAAGAAAGGACGTGCACCATTGGAGATATGCGACGCGATGGAGGGTAAGTATCCCAAGGATTTTAAATTCATCGGCTGGCATCCCAACTGTCGGTGCTATGCTGTGCCTATACTTGCTAACGAGGGGACAGGGGCAAACTGGTGGGAAGAACCGCAGAACGAAGTTAAGGAATTGCCGAAAGGGTTGACAAGCTGGATCAATGACAACAAGGACAGAATCACCGCTGCGGCAAAGAAAGGAACGCTGCCGTATTGGATCAGCGAAAATAAGAAATACGTTTCTACTGAAAGCAATGAGTAAAACGATCATACACCAGTTCGACCCGCAGATATATCCGAGATTGCTATGGGTGGTTATCGGGGAGAAGAAAGGATCGGCCATATCTGACCGGTTTGACAATATTCCGGATATGGATGAATCAACAGACGCCGACGTGAATAATGCGTACGACAAAATATCCAAGAAAGGTGGCATTTTGATCCGTTTTGAATCAAAAAAAGCCGCTCGGAGTTATTCTATTGTAGCGCACGAAGCATCACACGCTGCTATGTGCATATTCGACTATATCGGGGCAGTCCCTGATGTCAATAATCAGGAGCCGTTTTCTTATCTTGTGGGATGGATTTGCGGATGCGTTTGCGAGGCGGTGTGAGCGGATTTGTCACCCAAACATCTATTCCTGCCATATTCACGCAGTAGACCTGCAACTCCTTAATGCCCCATTTGCCTTTGAATGCTGATACGAGCTGTTGAATATCTTTGAGCATCTTTCGCCTGTCTTGCTCAAACTCCGAAATCTCTCCGCCAAAAAATTCTTCTATGTTGGTATCAAGTGGAATAATATGCCCGGATAATTCATTTTGCCCTACCTCCGAAATATCGTTTTTTCTCTTTGACATAAGTTGTGCTTATATATTTTTCTCAAAGGTAAAAAATTTTTGATAATTTCTTGCATAATGTGCCGATTGAAACCACTTTTGCGATAGGATGCTTGTGAGGATGCAAGCCAACGTATTCGCACGAAACGACTAAAAGGGTCATGGGTGGATGATCGTATGGCTGCTGGCGCAAGCTGGCAGCCTTTTTTGTTGCCCAGCAACGGGGACGCGGATGTGATGACACATTCAAAACCAAATAGACGAAAAGGACATGAAAGAAAATCTTTTGGCATTGCTCAAAACCAAATTTCAGGGGGTTGACGATGCAATTCTTGACCGTATCGCAACGAAACGCGCCGAGAACGTGACGGACGAGAGCCAATTACCTGCCATCGTGGAGGGAATTAGCTTTCAGGACGTGTTACAAAGCTACGGCGATTACCGCGCCGGGGATGCCTCGCAGACAGCAGTTCGCAACTACGAAAAGCGGCATAACCTGAAAGACGGGAAGCCCGTAGTATCTGCCGACGGGGGCGGCCAGCAACGCACCGAACCCGAAAACAAACCTTTCGATATGGCCGACTTCGAGAAGCGGATGCAGCAGATGATTTCGGACACTGTAAAGCCGTACGCCGATAAGGTGGCCGGATTCGAGGCAGATCAGAAAAAAGCCGCTCGCGTTGCCACTATCCAATCCAAAGCAAAGAAGCTCGGTCTTGACGATGATGTGCTGTCGCTGATAAAGATAGGCGACGATGACGACATCGACGAAGTGCTGGGAAAAGCCGCCAAGCTGTTCAACAAGACGGTGGCTGGGAAAAATCCTCCGCTGGGAGGAAGAACCGGAGAGGATAAGGTTTCGGCTGCAGTTCAAGCCCGCATAGATCGTCGGCAGGCTCCGAACTCCTACAACTCCACGGCGATCAAAGGAGTAAGTCAAACCAAAAACTAACAATCATGCTTCAAAACAAATTTTATCCTGCCCCGGAACCCGATAAGGTTGTTTTCGAGGTAGTGTTTTCCGAGAAGGAAGGAGGCGGCACCGTCGATGTGTCGGGCATGGCCGTCGATCTGCCCGCAGGATCGGCTGTCGGGCTCGACAACGGCGTCTACAAGCCGATTAAGGGAGCAGTACTTGTGAAGGCCATCGGATCGTCCGACACCTCTATCGAGATCGCAAAGGGATCAGGTTTTGCCAAGGGAGACAATATCGCCTTCGGCGGCAAGTCGGTAGCCATTACTGCGGTCAACACCTCGAATGCCGACAAGGACGTACTTACTGTGGCACAGTTTGGCGCCGAGGTAACTGTCGGCTCGAAGGGCTATCAGGCAAAGGAGGTTAAGGCATCCGACGCCGCACCGATCTATACGCCGGAGTTCCTCACTGGCAATACGCTGGCGGGCGGCACGGTGAACAACTTCGTCCGCCTCGTTAACGGAGCCAGCGTACGAGCCGTAAGTACCTCACTCGCCCCTGAAATTCTCGCAAGTCTCAAATCTATTAATCTCGTATAGCCATGGCAGACATGAGAAAACCTCTGTTCGACCTTTCGCAGGTCGATATGCAAGCCGAGCTTAACTCGTACATGCCCGGCTCGGGCCTTGCGTGGCCCGCACTTTTCCCGCTCAAATACACGCCATCGCTCGACATCAAGTCGATCGAAGCCGACGAGGGCATTCCCGTAAGCGCCGATGTGGTAGCCTTCAACGCCAAGGCTCCGCAGAAAACCCGCAAAACCGTGGGTTCGTGGAGCGGTCAGATTGCCAAGGTGGCTATCGCCCGCGTCAAGGACGAGAAGGACATCAAAGCCTATAACATGCTGGCCAGCTACGCATCGACAAGCGGCAATCCCAACGTGGCCCGACAGATCGTCGACATGGTGTTTGAGGATGTAGAGTTCTGCTACAACGGCGTCAACTATCGGAACGAAGACCTTGCGCTGCAAATCGGATCGAAAGCCGCCCTCGTTCTCAACACGACGAACAACAACGATGTGGTAACGCAGGAGACGCTGAACTGGAACATCCCCGCCAATCATAAGGTCGGCGTTACGAATAAGTGGAGCGTTCCGGCAAGTTCTGACCCGCTGAAGGACATCATCGACGGTGCAAAGGTCATCAAGAAAGAGGGACTTGCGCGCCCGATGTATGCGATCATGGAGCAGGCCGCCTTCGAGAACCTCATTATGAGCGAAAAGACTATCAAGAAGGTTGCGTCGGTTGTTCTGTCAGCGACCGGACTTGCAAACGAGGATTCGATTTCGCTGGAGATGGTGAACGCCTATATGCGCTCAAAGGGCTATCCGCAGATCGTCGTTATCGATTCCTACAACAAACAGGAGGCGCGCGACGGCAAGCAGACGACGTACAAGGCGTGGGCCGAGAATGTCGTCGTGCTGTCCCCGACGCTTCAGCTCGGGTGGACGTGGTGGAGCGATGTTCCGCAGGTCGAGGATACAGCCGCACTTCAGGCTTACCGCGACAACGTAAAGATTACCCGCTTCTCGCGGCTCGACCCGATGGAAGAGGTAACGTTGGCCGAGGCATACATCATGCCCGCCCTGATTAACCGCTCTTCGCTGTACTACATCAACACGGAGAACTCTTTGTGGAACGACGGTAACGCCTGAATCGAACTGCCATGACGAACTACGACGCAATATCGGCGAGGCTCTATCCCTACAACGTGGATGACGGGTTGATCCATGTATCCTGCATGGATGCAGTGTTAAGCCCGGATGATGAGTATTCGGCCGCCGCAAAAAAATCCGTCGCCAAAGCCACCATTGACGTGCTGAAGCAGCTCGTGGTGCTGGCCTCCGAAAGCAACGGCGGATATTCGCTCGGCTATGACGTTGCCGAGCTGCGGCAACGCATTCACGCTCTGGCAAAGGAGAACGGCTTTGCTGATATTGCCGAGGAGTTCAATCCACGACCAACGGTGAAGTTTCTATGATCCGCTATCCCTATACACTGGATGTTTGGTACGAGGAGGATGCCGTACTCAACCCCGACGGTACATTCACCGAGGGGGTGCATGAGTGGCGTACGGTAGGCCGCTGCAATGCCCGCCAAAACGGTAAGGCGGAGATGGTAAAGGGTGCGAACGGCAAAGACTACCTCTACATCTACGAGGTTTCTATGCCGTCGAATACCGAGCCTATCCCGCTGGGAACGCAGGTTCGGATTATCGACCGCAACGGCATCAACATCTTCGACCATCGACCGAAAAGCGACGCCGAGCCGAAGAAGGACAACAGCGATACCTACGCGGTAGAAGGATTCTACAAAAGCGGACAACGCTACGAGGACACACGGCTATGGCTCTGAAGTGGACAAATCAACGCGACCTTGATCTGGAATTTATCCGGGCAAAAGAGGAGTATGACCGCAAGGCTATCGTATTTCTCCAAACCGTCGGCGAGAGGGTGGTCAAATACGCCCGCGAACACGGCTCCTATACCGACCAGACGGGCAATCTCCGCCATTCTATCGGCTATGTGATTATCCAGTACGGAAAGGTTGTATCGGAGAATTTCAGCAGCGGGAACGGCTATCCTGAAGCCCAGCAAGGGGCGAAAGAGGCCGCCATGAAGGTAGTCAACGAATTGCCCAAGATGCACACATTTCTCGTGTGGGTAGCAGGCATGGAATACGCTCGCTACGTGGAGGCGCGAGGTTACGACGTGATTCAAGGATCGGGTAACTGGGTTGAGTCCAACGTGGAGTCCTTGAAAGAAGAGTTTAGACGCTACTTGAAATCAAAGAAAGCATGAATCTCACGACAAGCGAAATACTCGACATGGTTATTACCCGTATTCGGGAGACCGAACTCGGCAAGGCCGTGCCGGTATTGTATCGGCATCACTACCCGAATAACCCCACGGGCGAGTTCATCGTCGTAACGACGCTGGACAATACCGCCGGAGGTCTGCAGGTGGCATCGGTGAACGTGAACATCTATATCCCGGATTCCACGCCGACGATTGGCCGTGAGGAGCAACGCTATCCCGATGATTCACGCCTCAAACAACTGTCCCAAATAGCATACGAATCGTTGGCGTGCTATCCTCTCAACGAGCGCTGGTTCTTCGACGTGGAGGACGAGGCGCTTATCAGCGAGGAGAATATCTCCTACACATTCTCGAATATCAAAATCAAACTTAAAAGGTACTAATATGCAACTTGTAGGTCTTAAATCATGCCATGCGGGCAATCCGCTACCCAAAGGTGTCAAGGACGCGGGGGCAAGCACACTGCTTGTGGCGTTGACAAAGATTACCCAGCCATATCAGGGTGGTATAACCTTCAACTTCTCTAATCCTACCAGCAACAAATTCCATCGAGAGGGCGAGGCCGATCCCTTCTTCTCCATGCGTGACCCGACCACCGGCTCGAAAGAGATGACGTGGAACGTAGCTGACTTCGACGACGACACGCTGGAGTTCTATTTCGGAACTACCGAGCCTGCGGCCGGCGAGCTGTACGAGGGTGAAAAGGCATTTGTTTTCGACGCCGAATCAGGAGGTTCCATTGCCTTTGCACGCCTGAAATATACTGCTGTGCTGTCGGGAGGCATGAACACCTCTGATCCACTCCAAATCGCGGTATCGGCCGACGTTCTGGCGCCGACGGAAGGCGGTTATGCGTGGTGGCCCATCGCTACTCCGGCATACACCGGTGATGAATAAATGTAACCGATTCCTTATCCCGCCGGAAAGTTCACGACTTGCATCACGGAGCGAGACCGGGGCGGGAGCAAAAAATCTCGTGTTATGGCAAAGAAGAAAAGCAACACAATAGACAAACGAGCTCTCGATGTATTGACCGAGAAAATAGAATCTTTCGAGTTGGAGAATAAATCCGGCAAGAAGGAGACATTGTATCTATATCCTCTGCAACTGGGACGGCTGGCCATCATATCGCGCAGATTACTTAATCTCGACTTTGTATTCGACGAGGAGCATGTCGAGGATTCCGTGAAGCAGCTTTGGACGATCTGCGCCGAAAAGCCGCGCGAGGTAGCCGAGATCATCGCCATCGCCACATTGCGCACGAAGCAGGATATAGATAAAGATTTCGAGCAACGCGTTGACCTGATCATGTGGTCTCCGACCATGACGCAGCAGGCTCTGGCAAACGTGCTGTACACGATTGTAGTGCAATCGTACTATGCGGATTTTATGAGTGCTATTCGCTCGGTAAGAACGCTTCGGGTAATGATTTCCCAGATGACCCCGACGGAGCGGATAGCACCTACGGAGGCCGCAGCATCTGGGGAATGATTCAGGCAATATGCAGCACACTCAACCTGTCGCCTATGCAGGTCATGTGGGACATTTCGTGGCCCAACGTCATGCTGATGTACAAGGATGCGCAGCGCACGGATTACAAGTCGAAATCGGAGGCAAAAACGCCGCAAGCAAAGATGCCCGATGTCATAGACCTGAACAAGCCCCAAGATGTAGAAAAACTGTGCCAAATATTCAGATAGTATGCAACAACCAATCCTCGACATAATCAATTCCGCTCACAGCCTCGGAGCCTGCAACAAGCTGGATAAAATAGCCGACTATCGCACACTGGTCGCCGCATTCTTTTCCCCGCAGGGTCAGGAGTTCTGCGAGAAATACAAATATCCGTCTATTGCGGCGCTTCGTGAAATAAAGGACGAGGTGATGCCAAGAGGTGTGTACGTCGATTGTGGCGATGTGGTGGTCAAAGGGAAAAAGAACGTCTGCCTCGCCGGAAATACCCATGCCGAGATATATGTATCGGGCGTTCGCTTTACGCATACGGTCATACTGATGCACGGAGCTACGGCGACTATTCATGCCGAAAATTATGCCGTGGTGAAGGTAGTAAATATCGGTGGCGGAGAGGTCAAAATCAACAAGGATAAAACGGTCGTAGTGCTATGATAAATCTTACCGTCGTAATAGATAACGAGGAGGCCGTCCGCAAGTTCCGAGAGCTTCAGCAAACCGCCAAAACGGTAACGTCAAACGTTGTAAATGACGCCGACCGCATGGATATTGCCATGCACAAATTGGGCAATACGCTGGCTCAAATAGGTGTGGGCGTATCGTTGGCTGGTTTTGTACGGCAGCTTGCCATGACGCGCGGCGAGTTCCAGCAACTCGAAGTGGCATTTACAACTCTTTTGCAGAGCAAGGAAAAGGCCGATGCGCTTATGGCCGAGATGGTCGAGCTGGCCGCCAAGACGCCGTTCGATTTGCAGGGCGTGGCCGACGGTGCCCGTCAGTTGCTGGCGTATGGTTTTGCCGCTGAAGATATTACCGACACCTTGACCCGACTGGGCAATGTGGCTGCCGGTTTGGGACTGCCCCTCGAACGTCTGACCTATCTGTATGGCACGACAGCCGTGCAAGGGCGTCTGTATGCTCGCGATATGCTCCAGTTCACGAGCTCGGGTATTCCCGTGCTTCAGGAGCTTGCCAAGATGTACGGCAAGACTACCGAAGAGATCAACGCAATGGTTTCGGCCGGAAAGATCGGATTCGAGGACGTTAAGAAGGTTATCGAGGGCATGACCAACGAGGGCGGTCAATTCTACAACCTCATGCAGGAGCAGTCCAAGACGATTTCGGGCCTTATCTCCAATCTCGGCGATGCCATCGACTCCATGTTCAACGAAATGGGTAAGTCGAGCGAAGGCGTTATATCCGGAGTATTGCAGGGCACCATATCGCTTGTCGAAAACTATCAGAAAGTGCTGGACGTTCTTATCCCGCTTATTGCGGCTTATGGGGCATACAAGGCGGCTTTGATAGCCACGGCTGCGATCCAGAAGGTGCAAACTACGGTCGCTGCGACGAAAGCTATTTTGGAACAGACAAAGATGCTCACGCGGGCAACGCAGGCGCAGATACTGTTCAATCAGGCCGTAAAAGCAAATCCGTATGTTCTTGCGGCAAGTGCTTTGGCCGCCCTTGTGGCGGTAATATGGAGGTTCTCCAGTAGGGCAAAAGAGGCCGCAGAGAATGTCGACGCGCTGGCAAATGTCAATAAGCAGGTTGCCGAGCAGACAGATGCCGAAGCCGCTCGTATAAAGTCTTTGCAGGATATTGTTTCTAATGCTAACACGGCATATTCGGCTCGAAAAAAGGCTCTTGATGACCTCAAGGCCATAGTTCCGTCATATCATGCCAATCTATCCGAGGAAGGCGCGCTGATAAACAACAATACCGAGGCATTACAAGAGTACATAAAGGAATTTGAGCGATCTGTAAAGTTACAAGCCGCTCAAGATGAACTTACCGAGGCGTATAAAAAGCAACGTGAGCAACAAAAGGAACTCGTAAAATATGAGCAGCAGCTTGCTGAAATAAAAGAATACAATTCTCTTGTGGCGCGTCCTGCCGTCGCAAACAAGATAAGCACAACTGGCCTTCAGGCCATTTCAGCCGGAGCCGGTTCGGGTACGATGAAAGCGACCGCAGGAGTAGAAAGTCAAATAAGAAAGATAAAATCGGAGATTTCCGCAACCAACAATGTCATTAAGGAACTGAATGACGAGATAGCAAATACTTCTATTGAGCAACAGGCGAAAAAAACAATAATATCGGTATCGCAAAACCTTAACAATGCCCAAAAAGCCTATGACGAAGCTGTCAAGGCGTGGAAATCTGCTGTTAGCAACGGGGAAGATGTCGAGGCAGTCAAGGAGAAGCAGGGCGCGGTAGAAAACGCGAAAAAAACACTCGACGAAGCTAAGAAACTGGCGGGCGTGGACGACAAAACCACAAACGCCGTAACAAAGGCACAGGAGAAACTGTCCGACCTTATTCTCTCGAATGATAAGGCGCTCCAACAGTCGCGCATAGATATTTTGAAAGATGGCAAGCAGAAAGAGCTGGCCGAAATCGACATGCGCACCAAAGAGGAGCTGCAGAAGATCGCAGAGGACAAACAGAAGCTGCAGGCTGCGCAGGGAGGTTCGCTTACCACGGATCAAACGAAAGGTTTTCAGGAGAGAGAATCGAATGTTCGGCAAAAGGAAGCCGACGATCGCGCTACCGTAGAATTGAAATATGCCCAAGACCTCGACCGAATATATAAGCAGATCACAGACGACATGCTATCGGAGGAGGATCGTCGTATCAATGGCATAAAGGATAAATACGAAGAGTTCCGCAGGTGGGTAGAAGATGCCCTAAAAGTAGGCAATATTTCCCAAGAGCAGGCGACAGATTTGGGTATAAAGATCAACCGCGCCGAGATTGCTGCAAGCCTGAACGCCGTAGTCGAAGAGTTCAATTCGGCGGAGGACAAGATCGCCAAGATTCGGCAGAAGGCCGAAAACGCGCGCAAGGCCGCAACGGCAGGCGGGCGAGAAGATTTAATACCACAGATAAACAAGTCCGAGACAAAGCAGATTGGCGAGATTCGCGCCGAGGAACTTATGAAAACGGACGACTGGATCAATTTGTTCCAGAATCTCGACGCCCTGTCGAGCCGAGAGATATTGCGCATTATCGAGCATATCAACAGCTTGCTGAAAGATGCCGATCTCGACCCGATCAACCTGAAAGCCGTCACCGATAAGCTGGACGAGGCGGCAGAGACGGCTACGCGCAAGAACCCCTTTGCAAGCATAACGGCCAACTTTAAGGCTTACAAAGCAGCACTTGCGGCAGGTGACGACCTCGAAGCGGTAAAACTTCGGCAACTGGCATGGGAAGGCGTATCCGAAGCCCTGAATATTGTATCGTCTACCATGAGCGGCATTTCGTCCATTGCATCGACATTCGGTGCCGGTGACGATGCCGTAGCTTCGATAAACGAAATAGCCGGTGCGGTAGGTGGCGCAGCACAAGCGGCCGCCGGATTCGCTTCTGGAAATTTTGTTCAAGGCATTCAGGGTGTGGTGTCGGTAATATCTAATCTGGGCAGTTTGTTGAGTGGTGATCGTCGAAAGGAGCGCACAATCGAGGCGATTCAAGATCAAGTTGACGCGCTGAAAAAATCATACGACGCCCTTGGAGATGCCATCGACAAAGCGTATTCGACCGACGCATCCGAGCTTATAGACCAACAGAATGATATGCTGAAACAGCAGAATGTTCTGTTGCAAAACCAAATTGCTGAAGAGCAAAGCAAGAAAAAATCCGATGATGATCGCATAAAAGCATGGCAAGACCAGATCGAGGAGAACAACAAACTTATTCAAGAAAATATTGATAAGGCTAAAGATGCCATATTCGGCGAGGATATACAGTCGGCTATAGACAATTTTGCCGATGCGTATGCAAATGCGTGGGCGCAAGGTGAAGATCGCGCCAAGAGTGCAAAGGATTTTGTAAAAGATATGATTAAGCAGATGGTCATAGAGGCTATGAAAGCGGACATATCTGCCCCTATGCAAGCCATACGCGATAAACTTGAACAATTTTGGTCTGACGGTATTATATCTCCAACCGAAGAGGGAATCATTAATCAAATGGTTGATGACATAACTAATGAGTTGGATAATCAATATGGCTGGGCTGACAAATATCTGAATGATACCGAATCTACAGAATCCTCTCAATCCTCTCAATCAGGTACTTCACGGGGCTTTTCAACAATGTCGCAGGACACAGCCAGCGAGCTGAACGGCCGATTTACGGACATTCAGGGCAAGATCAACATCCTTGTTGAGCAGGCACAATTTGGCCGCAGCATATCCATCGAGCAGTTGAACCGCATGACCGACACCCGGGACATTCTGGTGCAGATGAACGGCAATGTGGCCGACATTCGGACATTCACGAAGGTTTTGCCGGAGATGCGCGATTCGCTGGCCGCCATGAACCGCAAACTTGATAACTTGTAGAGATATGGCAACAGACATCAAGATAAACGGCGTGCTGCTCTCCTCAATGGGGGTATATATAGAGAACGGGGCTTATGCGGCGCTGCTCACTCCGGCGCCCGTCAAGGACGTTATACAAAACGACGATCCCCTGAAAGACGGCGTAGAGGTACTGCCTACAAGTCCGCTTGTTCAGAACGAGCGGGACGTGACGCTGACGTTCCTTGTTCAAGGAAGCTCGCAAAGCGATTTTCTCGCAAAATACGCGGCTTTCATGGATGTTTTGCGCTCGGGAATAGTAACGCTATACGTCCCCGACTTGAACAGCTATTACCGCCTGCTATACAGCAATGCGACGCAATTCGAGAACTGGCGGTTGAATGCCTGTAAGCTATCCGTCAAATTTCGAGAACCCGACCCGACAAACAGGGCCTCGGAGTAAAAACAAGCCTCGGCATTTGGATAATGTGCCGAGGCTTTTGACCTTTGTATAGACCCTGTGATGACGCAGGGCAAACCGACGACGAAATGACGATATATAATCCCTCCGGAGGCGTTATTATTGATGCGCCTGTATCCAAAGAAGCAGTCGAGAAATTCGTACTCATGGGCGACTGGTATGTCCTGCTGCCCTTCATGTCGTTATCGGCTCTCAATATTTCCGAGGGATCGTACATTAACTACAAAGGAAAGAAATGGGAGATTCTGTCTCCCGTATATCCGGAGAGTTCGGGTGCAGGGTACAGATATTCGCTTCAATTTGACGACCAGCAAAACAAACTCAAAAAAAGTATCTGCTTCTGGCTGGGCGGTCCAAACCCCGAGGCTGTTTTCAGCGATACGACAGACCTAACGTCATTCGGGAATCTCATCGTCGCCAACATGAACCGTGAGCTGGGTGCAGATATTTGGGAGTTTGGCGGCCTTGTGAATGTTGAGAACCCAGATACTGTGAAGGTCGTATCATTCAGCGGTGATACCTGTTGGGATGCTGTGAATAACATTGCTAACACCTTCGATTGTGAATGGTGGACGGAGCAGAACGGTGGCAAAGTGTCGCTATTCTTTGGCAAGCTCGAACGTGGTTCTGATGAAATATTCAAAGAGGGCGAGGTCGTAAGTCAAATGCCTGCGCGCAAAAGCAACAATGATGATGGATACGGCACTCGATTCTATGTCTTTGGATCGACCCGTAACCTTACCAGCGATTATGGACAGGCTGAACAGGGAGGCGCTACAAACCATGTCTCGGAAATACGCCTTCACCTGCCAAACAACCAACAATATATCGATGCACGGCCCGATCTTACGCAGAGCGAGATTAAGCCAGTCGTTGTATTCTTCGATTATGTATATCCAAAGAATACGGATACTGTAACAGCAATTGAGGAGAAAACGATAACTCCCGAAGAGGGCAATCAGTATACAGCTTATGTTGTATACGCCGAAGAAACGCCTTTTGTGCCCTCTGATGTGATAGAAGGAGAGACGTTGCAGGCGCAGTTTACCAGCGGAGACCTAACAAGCCTTACATTTGAAGTATCTATAAACTACGATCCAAAGACGTGGAAGCCCGAAGATGGGTTCGACAAGAAGTTTGAGATCGTGGCACAGATAGAGACTTCGGGTGATAGCGTGTCGATTATCCCGAATGCAAACATGAAGCCGAAGCCCGGCGACACATTCGTGCTGACGGGGGTAAAATTGTCGCAACAGAGAACTGAAGAGGCCGAACAGGAATTGCTCGAGGAGGGTACGGAGTATGCCGAAAAGCACAGCGGCGATACTAATGTTTACGATTGCCCGACAAATCCCATCTATTGCTCCGCAAATGATAAGAATTACGACGCTGGGCAGATAGTTATTCTTCAGGATGCACGTTTCGGGCCTAATGGTCGTCGGTCTCGCATTCAGGGGTATGAAAAAAAACTGTATAACTGTTATATAGCTACATATACTGTAGGAGATAACCGAGTCTATTCACGTACGGGGAAAATCGAAAACGACGTAAAGCAGAATATCTATTCGCAACGTATAGGTTCGACAACTTCAGGCGCTGGAGTATATCTTATTACACGATACGATCAGACTCCAGCAACTGATTACAACTCCTATTCTGCGCTGCGCGCCCTCTGGCAATTTGCCAACAAGCAAACAGACGAGACTTTCAAGGGTAATGTTTCGTTTGAGAAGGACATTCGAAGCTCGGATTTTAAGAAGGGCGACATTGCCGGAGCGGGCTATTCAGCTTATAAAGATGAGAACGGCGATGCAGTAATTGAAGCAGACAAAATAGTCATACGCAAGGAGGCCAGATTTAACCAAGCCGTTATAAATCAGGTAACATTTCAGCGAGGCTCTACCGTCATGACTCTTGCAGGGTGCAAGATAACGGCTGTTGAAGAAACCGATTCTGCATACAGGTGCTATTATGACAATAAGCAGGGTAGCCAATTTAGCGGATTCCTTGTACAAGATCAAGCGCGTTGCCAAAGATATGACGCTGCGCAATCTGTAATAGCCAAATATTACTGGCGATTAGTAATCGGTGTGGGTGATGATTATGTCGACCTCTCAAAAACAGACGTAGACGGTTCCGGAATCCCTACTGTCGGAGACGAGATCGTGCAGTTCGGTAACCGTACCGATGCTACTCGACAGAGAGCGATAGTTTTAGACCCGCTAAACGGTAGTGTAGAGATATATGCGCACATAGATTCATATTCGCTCCTGAATCGCGGATACGTCGGTTTGGGAATCGACCCGCAATCGAAGGAGGCTTATATGTATTCATATGGTGATTTGCTTGCGGGTGACCGCAACGCCGCTGCCGAGGATGCGGAGTATATACGCTTTACCAAAGAAGAGGGCGAGGATCGGCGCACGCTGAAAATCAAAGCGCAGGTATCCATAAAGGCAGGATCGTCGGGATTGACAAACCTTGTCGAGTGGGAACCCGTGCAAGAGCAACTCGACGCTATGGGATATATTACCGAGGCGTTGAAAGGTAGTACGACCATATCGGGTGGTTTAATTCTTACTTCTCTTATCTCTCTGCTCGATCAGGACGGAGCGGTCAAGAGCGGTATTAACGGTATCTACGATTCTGAGAAGTTAGGCGGAGGTATTGCCGCATGGTACGGCGGTGAAATGCTCGACAAGTTCGATTACTACTATTGGGATGAGACGGATTGGACGTTGAAGCCCAAGCCCGACGTTGAGATACCTGATAATATTGCGCAGGGATTAGACCGCATGGACGGTACGGGTTATCGTGCAAGTGGCAACTTCTGGTGGGACGCAGATGGTAATATCCATGCTGACCCTCTCTCTTTCTTTGTGGGAGAAGAAACCGTAGGTAATGTGTTGGCATTATTCCGATTCAATTACAAGCCCGACTCGATAGACAAGCCTTTTGAGGACGTGTTGAGCGTCACACCTATGCGTAAGTTTACGGAGTTGCAGATAGGCGAAGCTATCATTGAGTGGGATGAGGAAAATAAAGCATTGGTATTCCGCACGGCAGACCGATCGGGATACGTTGGCTTCTATGGTGAATACACCTCGGCAAAGGGAGCCAATCCCGACGCTGGGCAAGGCGGCGGTGGCGGTGGTGCTACGGCGTTGTCACAACTCACGGACGTTATATTATCGCAGCCCGCAAATGGCGATCTGCTCTCGTATAATGGCAGCAAGTGGGTCAACATCAAACAGAGCAGTATCACGCCCGATCTCACGGGATATGCTACGCAGGAATGGGTTAAGCAGCAGGGATATGCTACGACCTTCGCACTTAACCGTAAGGTTGATAAGATAGAGGGATACGGGCTTTCTAAAAACGACTTTACTGACGCGCTTCTCGAGAAGCTCAACGGGATAGAGGAGGGAGCAAACAAATATACCCACCCGACCAATGGCGCAGAAGTAACCATAGGCGCGGAGGCGGGACGCGTATTATCGGCTATAAAAGTCGATAAACTTGGCCATGTTACATCGGTGTCGCAAAAGACGCTTGCAGCTGGGGATATACCCATGCTGTCTATCGCAAAGATAAGCGGGCTGCAAGATGCTCTCAACAACAAATTGGACGCAGAGAAGTTCAATGACATGTTTGAGAAGGTTGAGACCGATGACGGATACGCTATACACGCTAAATACGGCTTTTATGCCGATATATTCATGTCGGTTAAAGGCCAGAACCCAGATGCAGGTGGAAGCGTGGCGGGGGCAACGGCTCTCGCGGAGCTTACAGACGTTTCGTTGTCAGCATTGGCGAATGGGCAGTTGCTTATGTATAACGGCTCAAAGTGGGAGAATGTCGCACAGAGTGTGATTGTGCCGACGCTAAAGACCCTCACGTTCGGGAGCAAGACGTATAACGGTAGTACGGCGCAGACGATAACGGCGGCGGATTTGGGTGCGCTCACTTCGCACCAAACAATATACGGGCTGACTTTCCAAGCGGGAACATTCTCTACCAAGACCTACACTCCGAATGTCGGTACGCAGACAATAAACATTCCGACCAAGACGAGTCACCTGTCGAACGACAGCGGCTACATCACGGCCTCGGCACTCACGCCCTACATCACCGCAGCCACGGCGAATGCGACCTTTGCCACGAAGCTCGGCATCTCGGGCAACCAGATCGGAACCTACGTTAACGGCAAGCTGGGCAACCTGATTACGGTGCCGTATGCGACGAATGCCGATACGGTGGATGGTCTGCATAAGTCGTCTTTGGGGCAGACATTTTACAATATCGCGTTGGATGCCAACGACTACGAGAATATACCGTATCTGTATGCAGGCAAATTGTCCAACGCGACGAATGTCCCGTACACATATTATCCGTTTCTGCACTTCGGAGGCGGAGGCTTCTACGCCCAATTCAGCGCTTATGGCAATATGTTGAAATTTCGGGCGTCACGGGAAAGCGATTATACACCTGAATGGAGGACAGTCGCCTTTACCGATTCGAACGTAGCCTCGGCGACGAAGCTACAGATCGCGCGTACCCTCTGGGGTCAGGCGTTCGATGGTAGCGCCGATGTTACGGGGCCGTTGTCTGGTGTAGGTGATATATCCTTTAAGGGGGTATCATTCTATCTCAAAAAGAAAAGCACGGATAATTTCATCCTCGCGCTTTCGTCAAACAACATATATTTAGCAGCCACGGGAGGAGTAGCTAATATTGGATATAGAGGTACTTCGGAATTAAGGTTCTTTGCAGGTAGTTCAATAGAGGGCGAAAAAGGAACGCTAGTCGGAGCGTGGAATACCACGGGGTTAGGTGTCGGAACGCAGTCTCCCGCCTATAAACTCGACGTCGCGGGGGTTATCCATTCCCCCACAGGTTTCCTCACCGAAGGATATGTCCAAGTAAATAACCGTATATACTTCAAGGGGACAGACCATTATATCGAGATAGATAGCAATGGTTTATTCCACTTCTCGCACGGTGTATATACGGACGGCACTCTTGCAGCGAGAGGGTTCAATAACTCGGGAAGCACTATCTCTCTATGGGGCAACACCTATGACGGTAAGAGTAGTGTCGACGGAGTTATCCGAAGCATATATGCGGCAGACCCTGCGAATGGTACTATCATAGGTAAATTCCTCGCAAAGAAGAACGACCCGCTCGGATTGATATTACGCACATATACGACGGGAACTACGTCTATACAGAGCCAAAGAGAGGATGATAGCGAGCGGTTTATCCTATCGTTGAATCCATTGGGAGGCAATGTCGCTATCAATAAAACCTCCGCTGCATACGCACTCGATGTAGCAGGCACTATCAACACCTCGGGAAATATTATTGCTACGGGGACGGTGACGGCTTCGGACTACATCACTTCATCCGACGAGCGCCTCAAGACCTTCATCGAGGACGTAGCATTGACCGTCGAGGATATAGCGAACGCTCCCGCATGGCGATACAAATGGAAGTCGGACGAGAGTATGGATGTTGGATCGACAACACAGTATTGGGGCGCGATTGTTCCAGAGCTAACACATAAACTGCCCGACGGCAAATATTACGGATTGGACTACGGCAAAACGGCACTCTTGTCGGTAATAACGGTAGCGCGGACGGTGCAGAGCCACGAGGCGCGAATAGCGGAGCTTGAGCGCGAAAACGAGCAACTAAAACAAACCCTTAAAAAATACATGTAATGAAAAAGTTTATCATGTGGTTGGCCAACATATTCAACGTCGAGCTGACAAAGACGGTGGAGAAAGAGAGAATCGTCTACAAAATCGTTCCCGCCGAGGGTAAAATCGTCGGCGATGTAATTATCGAGGGCGACGTAGAGGTGCAAGGCGGCCTGCTTATAGCTGGCGGTATCAGCGTTGGTACGTATATCGCTGCACGCGAGGGAACGTCGCTTATATGGGGTCAGGAGTTCGACGGCACAGCATCTATCGCCTCAAAGAATGTGTTAACCGTAAAATCAAAGAAGTATGGCAAATAAAAATGGTATCATAAGCGCGCCAATAGGACTTGCGCCAGACGTATATGGCGTGTTGGGGCTTGCGGCGCAGAACGGTTGGTATGATCTGGCCTATGCGTGCCAGAACAGCCACGGCAGGATTAATAGGTGGGCGAAATTCAAGCCCACACGTGCAGGCGACACACCCGCAACTCCTACGGATTGGTGGAAAGGATTGGATGGTATGTGCGGTCTTGATGTACCTATATACTCTACACAGGGCAACCTCTCGTCGGGCTTCGTGCATGACATCGTATCGGGTGATGCCGATTGGGGTTATCTTGCACCAAGAGAACATATTGATTGGAGCCGACTGACGGATTTCGAAGGCTACAACCACAATGCAGGATGCCCGTTCGGCAAGCTGAAAGAATCCTTGATCATCATTAATGGTGGTAATGCCGATGTAGATATTGTGCCTCCAACTTTGCAGGCGCAAGGACAGTTGAGATTCGAGGATTTCGCTCTCAACGGGACTCTCGACCTTACGGATATGAGACTCGGAGTTGTGCTTTGGAATGACGAGAAAACCCGCTATGCCGTCAGAAGTGACATAAATGCACAAGGATCGACAAGTCTTGAACACGCGCGCCTCCGCAACATGACGGGCCTTACGGGCGTATCGTGGAACGCTCGCCCGATATTTTGCAGTGACCTTATCGACGGAACGGTCGGAATAGTCGGCAAGTATATTGCATCTGGCAATAATGAAGTTGTAAAACTGCGATTCTCTCTGTATAGCGATCTGTACGTTATCGAGGTAACAGGTACGAAGGCGCAGGGTGTCAATACGGTACAGACTACGGTTGTCCTCGAAAACAACTCTACCGAGGATTTCGTGTTCCAAAACCTACTAATCCGAGCTGTCACACCGTCGTCGTCGGGGTCAGCCGGATATGATACTGTTGGGTCAAAGTCTCTCGGATCATATACCGTCCCAGCAGGTACAGCCGTGAACATCAACGAGGAATACAAGGTTGACACTACGATAAATATCTTGTCATGGGACTCGACCAAAACACTATATGTTACGGGTGGAGCTTTGGGAGTGACTGGAGCGCATTATAATCCCGTAACTATTAAGTAATAATCAAATATTTTTACTTGCAATATCAATATTAAATCTTACTTATATGAAACTTACTAAAGTACAAGAAAACCTTACTCGCGTCTATACCGACGGCGTGGATGAGGAGAGAATCGACAACAGGCGCTTCGAGATAACCGATGCCGACGGTGCGCGCATAGGCGAGGCCGTAGTCTATGTCGGCGGATATACAATATCCATGTCGGGCGCGACGGCCTCGATCGAGGATGGTGAGGCCGCAGTAAAGAAGATGTTGAACATAACCGAGTAAGGCCATGGCGGAGGAGAACAAAGAGAAGATCAAGATCGGCACCGTGCGGCAGAGGCAGACAGCCCTGTCGCTCATACCGCTGCACAAGGCGGAGAAGGAGTTGCGGCGCAAGGTGATACGCGCCGTCATAGAGTACGAGAAGATCAGCAAGGCGTACGAGCGTGACATAAACGAGGCGCTGGACAAGCTCAAACCCGAGGGCTTCGACGAGCGGCTGCAGAAGTATGGCGCCGCCATCAACCCGACGGACAAGAACCGAGAAGAGGCCGACCGTCAGGCCGCGGATGCGGGCTTCGCCCCGTTCAAGGAGGAGTACGACCGTGTACTCGCCGAGTGGCGCGAGCTGGATGCGGAGATGAGCCGCGAGAACGACTACGACCTTTCAGCCGCTGTGCCGACATTCTCGGAAGAGGACTTCGAGCAGATGGGCGAGGCGTTGTCGGCGGGTGAACACCCGAATGCCATGGAGGCCCTGCGCTTCATCATGCAGGTATTATGACGAAGACGACCGATATGCAGGAGAGGAACATCATCAATGGCACGGCCAGCGTCCTGTTGACCCCGCTGGCCGACTTCTACACATCGCTGGCGCCGTACTTCGTGCTGGCCATTGTGCTGATCGTGGTGGACGCGCGCTTCGGCATCGAGGCGGCACGGCGCAGCGGCGAGAAGATCCGCCGCTCGCGCATGGTGCGCCGCTCGATCAACAAGCTGGTGGACTACATCTGCTGGGTGACCCTCGCGGGTATGTTCGGGCGCGTCTTCGGCGAGGAGCTGGGCATACCGCTGCTGTCGGTGGTGCTGCTGGTGATAATCTACGGCATCGAGATCACCAGCTGCTTCAACAACTACTTCGAGGCCCACGGCATCACACGCCGCGTGAATCTGTGGCGGCTTCTGGGCCGCGGCAAGGTCGACTTAGCCGATGTTGTCGAGGAGAACCCCGATAACTCAAAACCAAAAAACGAAAAGCAATGACAAGAGAAGAGATACTGACGGAGATACAACAGTTTTTCACCATCGACGAGCTGGTCTGTGATCACATACTGACGCGATGGGGCACGCGTGCGTGGCAGTTCCTCGAGACGGACTACCTGCATGCGCTGCTTGTGATCCGGCGCGACATTCTGGGCCGCGCGATGTATTGTAACGACCACTCGGCTGGAACACACCAGCGCGGCATGAGGTGCAATATGTGTCAGATCGTGCGCGAGAAGGCGTCGGCGTACCTCTCGTCGCACGTACTGGGACGTGCGGGCGACTTCACCGTCTCGGGTATGCCGGCGGCCGAGGCTCGTGCCGCGATCAAGGCGGCGGCCGACCTGCTGCCCTGTAACGTACGGCTCGAGGCGGACGTCTCGTGGCTCCATATCGACACACTGCCGCAGCAGGGTGTAACCGACCGCGTTTACGAGTTCAGGGGATGAAACGCCGGATAATACTCATTGCCGCCCTGACCGTGGCGTTTGCGGCGGGGTGGCTGCTGGGAGGACGGGCCGTGCGGCAGGGCATAACCGAAACGGTGCGTATCGACACGGTCTACTACGAGCGGCCGCAGCCCGTCAGCGTTTCCGACAAGGTGGCGACGGTCTATGTGCCGAAATTCATCTTTGCACGCGACACCGTAATGTTGCAAGCCGCTGCGGGAAATGTTGCATGTAATGTTGCAAGCAATGTTGCAAGTAATGTTGCCGGCTTTTCCGACCTGAAGGTTGACAGCATCCCGATGCAGGTGACTCTCCGTACGCTTGAGTACCGCGATTCGAGCTACTATGCCCGCGTTGTCGGGCCTGTGGTGGGGACGCTGGCCCCGCGCCTCGACCATATCGAGACCTACAACCGTACGGTCGTGAGAACGGTGACGGAACGACGGTGTATGATGCTCTCGGCAGGTGTCGGGGCGGAGTATTCGCGTGCGGGGTGGATGCCGAGTGCGGAGCTTGACTTCACGGTCGATATGAGGTTTGTGATGTTGAGCGCCACGGTCGGGGCCGACAATATTGCCGGCACTCCGCAGCCGCGCATCGGCCTGAAGGCCGCGCTCCCACTCTGGAGCCGATAACCCGATGCCCCTCGGGGGCGGGCATGAAAAATGCCCCCGCCTTCACTCCCGACTATCTCTCAACATCCTCGGGAATGATTAAGGTGACGACACACCAAGACAGAGGCAATATGCCTTTGGGTGTGTCGTCACCTGCTTGTTTATGTTGAGAGATACGCAAAAGTATTAAAAAAATCGAATATGCGCAAATCGGAGATTTTCAACACGGTTCTCGACGTAGTGGCTGCCGAGACCGAGGTTTCGCACGCGTGCATCCTCTCGCGCTGCAAACGCCGCGAGGTGGTCGATGCACGGCACATGCTATGCCGGTCACTCATGGATCAGGGCATGACGGTATCGGATGTGGCCGAGAGGCTTCGCTGTACTCGCCGCAACGTCGAGAAGATCGAGGAGTGCTTCGACGACAGTATGAAGGGAGGCGGCAGGGTGTTCGAATTCGTATTCGAACGAATTACGAAAATCTTGCGAAAGCGATTCGAACGAACCGTTTGACGGTCGCCGTGCGTATTGCGACCTTTGTATTGTGAGCTCAACGGAGGCGTCCGCCGAACGGACGTACAATACAAAAAGTCAAGAAAATGAACGAGAAAACTTTAGTGTTCGACAACGGCGGTGCGATGGACGGCAACCTCGTGGCCGCGTTGATGAACGGGAACAACCGCAACGGCTATGGCTGGGAATGGATGTGGATGATCCTTCTGTGGGCGATTTGGGGCGGCAACGGCTGGGGCGGCTTCGGCGGCCGCGGTGGTCTTCAGAACCTCCCCGCCGAACTCAACGGCGACGCCGGCCGTCAGCTGCTCATGAACGCCATTGAGGGCAACGGCACGGCCATCTCGCAGCTGGCCTCGTCGCTCAACTGCTCCGTACAGCAGATCCAGACGGCACTTTGCAACATTCAGGCACAGTCGGGTCTGTCGGCGCAGCAGATCATAAACGCCATACAGTCGGGCAATTCGCAGGTGCTTTCGCAGATGGCCTCGTGCTGCTGCGACGTACGCACGGCCATCGAGCGGCAGGGGTACGAGGGACAGCTGGCGACGCTCAACCAGACCAACACCCTCACCAACAACGCCAATGCGCAGTTCTCGGCCCTCGGCTCGAAGATCGACGCGCAGACGCAGGTCATCAACGACAAGTTCTGCCAGCTCGAAATGCGCGAGATGCAGAACAAGCTCGACGCCGAGCGCGCCAAGAGCGCCGCGCTGGCAGGCCAGCTCTCGCAGGAGCACCAGACGAACGCCATCGTACAGTCGCAGGCGCAGGTGGCCGCACC